TGGTGATAGTACAAGGTTCAGAGACGGCATTGTGGCAGAGTACGCCGCCCATGAGGGGGCCGCCGCATTCGTTGGGACTACCGATGCATTCGGTGAAGCCATCGACGGTTTACAGAACACCGACCTCGTGATATTCGGCCTTCTGCCTTGGACACCGGGCCAAGTGACGCAAGCTGAAGGACGATTCAGTCGGCACGGGTCGAAGCGTTCGGTGCTCATTATGTATACGGTCGCGCAGGGCACGGTCGATGAACATGTCGCTGACATTCTCTTGACAAAGCTACAGGCTGTCGAGGCTGTGCTGGATGATAAGGAGTCGGGGGAGGTGGCGAGCACACTCGCTGGTGACCAAGACGAGGACGCGATCATAGCCTCAATCTTGAGCTTGTGTTCTTGACAATCTTTTGACACTCTTTTGACATCTCTGTTCTTGACTTGCTTTTGACATTTTCTTTACATCCTCTTGACATTCTCTTGACGCCCTCTTGACACCATATCTAGTGGCATGTGTTATATTAACTACGTCAGCAACAAAGCTGGCGACAACCAGAGAGGACAACATGTCTGTTAGTAATGAAGAAGAAAGCAAGCGAATCTTTTTGGCTATGGTGCCACACGGCTGGGCCAAAGCGAGCACCCCTGAAGGTGCCATCGTGGGTGCGACCAAGAACATGGTCTGTAGCAACGACTACGGCTGGTTCAAGGTGTGGTCCTTTACGGGCACCTCCAAGGCTTTGGACGACTGCTACGTCAGCGGCTGGGGCAGCTTGCATTGGAGTGCAGATGCGCGTAAGGAGCTTTGGTCCGAGGGCGAGGTCAAGGCGGAGGACCGTTGGGGCTACGTCAGCAGCGAGCAGCAGGACAAGTACGATTCGATCACTCGGATCACCATCAAAGAGAAGTACGCTCCCGAAGAGGAGTAACCATTCACCGGCCCCTTCGGGGGCCACAACCACGGAGGACAATATGGGATACGACGCACACATAAACGCCTACGCTGCCATCATCATAAACATCGTGTTGGAGGCAATGGGAGATGCGGAAGGCGACTATGACGGTGGCGGCGTTACCGTTGTGGATGCGACCGCAAAAATCGCTGACCTTTATCACGACGGCGTGTACTTCCTCGCGGAGGAGCTAGCGCATGAGGTAGAGCACGAACAGTATCGGCACTGGCACAGGCAGCCTCGGAGTGCTTGGCCGCTGTCTCCTTACGTCACCTATATGCCGATCCCCGATTTCTATGTTCGCACATCAGACCTTCAACTCATGTCTTACGTCTTGGAGGCGGCATGAAGTATATCGACGCAGGCCCATCGCCCGCTGGCTGGAGCAGGCTCTCGAACGTGCTCAAGTGCCCGCGCTACTACGCGCTGAACAGAGAGCACGACCGCACGGCTTCGGACGCGCTGGTGCGTGGCTCGCTGATGCACATCGCGCTCGCCCACCACTACGCGGCTATCGGCGCAGAGCAGCACGACACTCAAGTCGAGTACCTCAGTCCCGAGGCTGCGGTCGAGAGGTGTGTCGCCGAGGCAGACTGCGAGCTTCACGACAAGTGGAAGGACAACGTGATTGGCGTGTATCACCAGTACGCGATGATGTACCCGACCCCAAGCTGGCGCATCCAAGCGGTCGAAGAGATTGTCTCGACCAAGGTCCGCGATGACGTGCGGGATGTCTCGTATGATTACACGGCCCGCATCGACCTCATCGTAGCTCACCACGGCAAGCACTACTTCGTGGACCACAAGACGAGCTTCATGATTCTACGCAAGACGTACAACAAGTACACCTTGTCGGGTCAGTTCCTTGGTCAACAGATGATTGGGCGCGAGATGTTCGGCGACGACTTCGGGGGCGTCATCCTTAACCTCATCGGATGGGATGATAAGAAGCCTGTTTCTTCGTTTAAAAGGAAAGTTCTGCCTTATGCAGAAAAGTCTGTTGCGCTCTTTCCTGATACAGTTATAATGGGCGAGAGGATGATAGCCGACTTCAGCGGGAGGGATGCCTTCCACTGGCCCGGTGCTCATCGGGAGACAGCGTGCCAAACGACCTATGGCCCCTGTAGTTTTTTTGAGACCTGTAAAAGAGGAGGACACTATGAGTAAGTTGCCGTTTGTCTTTGGCATCATTTACGCTGCGCCCAAGAAGGGCAAGACGCTTGGTTTGATTAAGGCTGACCCCGAGGCTCTGGTCATCACGCCAGTCGGCGGGACATCCTGCGCGGAGTACCTTGGTGTAGAGCCGGAGACTTGGCTTGTTACACCGGACACCCGTGTGGACAAAATCATCGAGGTCATCAACCGGGCGTCGAAGTCCAAGAAGTTTCGCTCCGTCATCATTGATGACTTCAGCCTCATTGCCGATTCAGAGCTTCACCACATCCAGACCAACCCGCGCAACGCTGGCTTCAAGGCGTTCGACGTGTTGAACAAGACCATGTATAAACTTCGCGATGCTGCCCGCAACGCTGAGTGTCACGTCTTCCTCGTCATGCACGAGACTCCTCCTCGCGAGGTTACCCGTGACAACAAGACCGTCTTCATTCCGGGGCACCCGTCCATCACAGGATGGAAACTCCCAGAGAAGATTCCGGCGATGGCTGACTTCGTGGTCCGCATCAAGCATGACCCTCGGGCTATCAGCAACTGGCCGTATGTCTACCAATCCGCGCCGACGCCCGACTACATTACCGGCAGTCGCTTGGCCATGATGCCTGCTTACTCCCCGACCAACATACGCGAGGTCATGCTTGCCACAGGTTACGACCTGCCCCGGCCCGAAGGCATGGAGTGGATGGACGATGTGGCGGAGGCTGTTTGTGAAGAGCTTGTCAAGGCGGAGGCCAAAGACAAGAGGTCTGTTAAGAAGTGGCTGTCCAGCGATGGCCCTGCTTTGGCAGAAGCGTACAAGGACAAAGACCCAAGGCACGTTCGCTGGGCAATCAGCGACGGCATCGATCGGGCGGTACTTCGCCGCCACAAAACCAACCTGTTGACCGATTTTATCGACAACTTTTAATAGAGAGGGAGAGTAAAATGGCTGTTATCTTTCGAGCAGATACAGATGATATGAACAGTGGCAAGCTAGAGGAGCGGGGCATCTACAAGGTGGAGGTCAAGTCTTTGAAGGCGGAAGTCAGCAAGAGCGGCAAGGACATGGTGAATGTCGCAGCCGAAGTTGTTGAGGGTGAGCACAAGGGCAAGATGGTGTATAAGCGCATCATGATTCCCACTGCCGAACTCAAGTGGCCCCGCTTCCGCTGGCTGAAGATGCTGGAGTCATTTGGACATTCCGTTGACGAGGCCAAAGCCATTATGGACAGCGGCGTGGATGACGAGCAGCACGTCCTCGGGCAGCAGGGTTGGATTGAGTTTACCCCTGCTGTCGGCGAAGGGTCGTTTGCGGAGGCGGAGTGGGTGACTGAGCGTGAAGCCAAGTCCCGCACGGCCATCGCAGCCGAGGCGGAAGCCGCTCGTGCCGACATGGACGACATGCCCTTCTAAACACTTTGGGGCGCCCTAATCTCGTGGGTGGTTGTGTCCTTCCCGCTTGCGAGTAGGTTTCGTGGTTGTCGCCGTGGGGCGTCCCATTTATTTTAAGCGGGGGTCTTTGCAGACTCTTTCTTCAGCGGAGTTAGGGCAAGGTAGAGGTTTTACTAAATTTCCCTCCACCTGTCCGCGCAGAGGCCCCTGCTTTTGGAGACACCATGAACTGCTGGCATTGTAAAGACACCGAACTAATCTGGGGCGGCGACCATGAAGCCGAAGGTAGTACCGTTTACAGTATGGTCACCAACCTGACCTGCCCCAAGTGTAGCGCACTGGTTCTGGTGTACTCTGGTGTAGAGGAAGTCGAGCCTCCTTCAAGGATCGTTTTTGATGGCGGAACTTGATTTCTACAGGCCCGGACGGAAGGCAACTGCCGCGCTCGAACGCTTAATGAAGTTTTGGGAAGTCGAGCGGAAAGACTGCACCCCGATGGAAAAATCGGGGTTCACCATACTGAAACGGCGCGGCTTGGTGAAAAACAAGAAGGGCACTTACATGCGACCTGACTTTAATACCGCCGAAGAACTAGACGCTTGGTTTGACTGGCTCGAAGACTGTCTCGGTGTTGCACGCGAGGCTCCACTGGCAGTAAACCCCGGCGAAGTAAATGCCCAGCGGAACACTGATGGCCACATAGGACAGCAGGTAGAACGTGACTAATAGGGCACCGACTTCTTTGTGATTCATTCTCATTAACCTAACATACTAACCAAGGACACTCTTGTGGGATTTAACAAAGCGCAGTGCAGTAAATGTCCGTTGCGAAAATACTGGCAGGCTGAAGGCAAATGGGAGCGAGTAGATTTTCTTCACAACGAATCCGATGTCTTGGTCTTGGGTGACGCGCCATCTAAACAGGCTTCTGCTTTGGGCAGAGCATGGGCAGATGAGCACGGCGTTGCCATGAAAGAGGCCCTTGAGTCCGCGAGAGTAAAGCCTCACAATGTGGACTATGGTTATGTTGTCGGGTGCCGGTGGCCGAAAGACAATGCGGGCATGTTTATGCAGGTACTTAAAAAGAGAAACCGCAGGCTTGCGGCGAAGGGCAGGCCCTTAGAGATGTCTCCGATTGAGGCATGTCGCGGACACTTAGAGGAAGAACTGTCCCGATACAAAACAGTCATCACATGTGGCCCAACTGCGGCCAAGGCTGTACTAGCAGGCAACCCGTCACTGGAGGCTGTTAGAGGCGGCCCTACGGTTGCGGACGGACGCAAGGTACTGCCTACATACCATCCGTCCCAACTCGTCTCACAGAGGCATCTGCGGCCCGTATTGCACAGCGACATTCAGAAGGCGGTACGCCACCATCGTGACCGGCTTCGATGGCCTGAGCCTGTTGTCCGATACAATCCCCCGCCGGATGTTGTGCGGGAGTTTTTTGCGGATGCCGCGAAGAATGACTGGTTGTTGTCTTACGATGTTGAGACTGACGGAATCGACGCGCTCAATGCTGACCTTCGCTGCATTGGTATAGGAACTGATAATGAAGTTTTAATGCTTGGATTCCTTAGCATTGACGGAACATCGAGATTCTATTCGCCAGCCGAGGAGGAGGACATTAAACGGCTGCTCCGCGAGGTGTTTGATGAGCGATCTAAAATTCGGATTTGTGGTCACAATGCAGGTTACTTTGATCGCCTTGTTGTGGAGCAGCATCTGGGCGTTACCCCTGCCCCTCTTGTAGACACACTCCTTCTGCACAAACTCGGGGCGTCTGAGTACAGGCACAGCCTTGGCTTTGTGGGGTCGGTGCTGACAGACGTTCCTGCGTGGAAGGCAGACCATGCGGGCGTCACGGCCAAGACGGACGAGGAACTCCACGAATACTGCGCGACTGACGTGGCAGTTACGGCTCGTATTGTGCAGCCGCTGCTTGAGATGGTATACGACCGTAAACAGACGCACTTGATTGAGAAGGACTTGCGTATGCAGAGCTTGTGCGCCGGGATGCGGCGGATGGGCATTCGTATACATGAGCCTACACGGGCCGCCCATGAGGAAGAGCAGACGGCTGTCGCCCGGAAATGGTTAGGCAAGCTAAGGCGGATAGAGCCGGACATAAACCCGAACTCCCCCACACAGCTTCGTCACTTGCTGTTTACAAAATGGAGCCTGCCCCCGCATGAGTATACCTTGTCGGGCGAGCCTTCGACCAGTGCCTCCTCACTGCGGGCACTGTCCGTCAATCCTCTCGCAGATGAAGAGCAGCAGGAGTTTATTCAGGCGCTTCGTTTTTACCGCAGGGCTGAAAAGCTGCTGTCCACCTACATTAGAAAGTTTGCGCCTGAGACCGGCGTAGTAAAGGATGGTTATGTCTACCCAGATTACAACTCACACGGAACTGTTACCGGACGACTTTCTTCGTCTAACCCTAACTTCCAGAATATCCCGTTCAACCTACGAGATATGTTTATCCCTCCAGACGGTTGCGTCTTCGTCGGTGCGGACTATGATCAACTCGAACTACGCTTCGCAGCCGCCTTGGCAAACGCCAAGCACTACCTCGACGCCTTCGAGAAAAAAGAGATTGACCCCCACAACCTCACCGCAGACCTCATGTTCGGAGAAGTCTTCTGGAATGCGGAAGGTGCGCCGGATACCAAGATGGGCAAAGGCAAGGGTCAGTTTAAGCAACTGCGTAACTTGGCCAAGACAATCTGCTTTGCCTCGCTATACGGTGCGTCCGCGCCTAAGGTTCATGAGATAATCCAGAGGGCCGAGGACGACGACGGCAACATGCTGTACGCCCACTATGACTTGCGTCAGATTCGACTACTTCACCGCCGCTGGAAATCTAAGGCCCCGGAGTTTGAGGCTTGGTGGAAAAGCGCGATGCGAAAGTTTGCGTTGGACGGCTACATTGAAGAGGTCGTCTGGATGCGGCGTCGGTACTTCGCCGAAGAGGACTACAACGCCATCCTGAACTTCGGGGTGCAGGCAGGCGGATTTGCTGTGGTAGCCATGTCTATGCTTGAGCTTGTCGAGAAGCACATCCCGTTCGACTTCGACAACAAGATAGGGCTGGTCAATCAACTACACGATGCCGTGCTTCTGTCGGTTCCCGAGGCGCGTGCCGAGGAGGTCAAGCAGATCGTTGACGAAACCTTGACACGCAGGGTGGACGGTCTCGATGTTACCTTCAGCGCGGAAGCAGAGATAGGAATGACTTGGAAAGATGTCTAGGGAGGACACATGAGTAATGAGAGGTACAAGGGCCACAAACAAGAACTCAAGGCTTGGACGCCGACTAGAAGAGAGCTTATCGAGGAGCTTGGCACTGCGTCGGACAGGGAGCTTGGCCTGAAATACTCGTTGAGCACTGGCCGTGTTCGACAGTTGCGGCGTGAGATGGGCATCGCATCCCACACGGAAAATAAAAAACGCACGCCCCTAAGTGAACTACAGGAGAAGGTTCAGAGTCTTGAGGATGAAGTGTTTCGTCTTCGAGAGTTTGTGCAAACCGAGCGGGAGGCAGCCAGCCGGGAGGGCTGGGCCATTGTTGCGGCTAGCGCCCGTTGTGTCGATGAGGTTCCCAAGCTCCTTAACATGAAGAATGAGCTATCTGAACTTGTGAGGCGTGAGGTCCGCATAAAGACATCGCACATGCGTAGGCTGGTTGACCAAGCGGTACATGAAGAAGTCGCTCGCGTCCAAAAAGTGTACGAGATTGAAAACAGAAAGCAGGGCAAAAAGCTATTTGAGTTGCCCGGTTTTGTGTACCAAGAGTTTAGTGGGGAGAACACATGATTGAGGGAATCTATTCTAATGTAAAAGGGCCGATTGACTTACAACTCGCATCGCCGTACAACCTTGTCTTTGGTCGGAATGGCTCGGGGAAGAGTGCCATCATACACTCAATTGAACTTGGCGCGTTCGACACTGCTTTCGATGCGGCAGGTAAGGATGTGAGGACAAAGGGCGCGTTAGAGTTGCTCGCCCCGCGAGGCGACGGGCTGTTCTGCCATCTTACCGTGGATGGGGAAGAGGTTAGTTGGGGCGATCGCAACAAGAAGTTTGACAACGTGGTCGCGATGGCAATGCGTGCTTTGACTGGGAGCCACGATCATCTGGTCGAGTTTCTCCTTAAACACATCGACGATGACGATCACCCCATCGTTCTCGACATTCCGGGGTGGGATGCCCGCGTAAAACATCACGGCTCTTACCGCAAGGCCCTGCTTGAGATGATGGCGTCGGTGGGTTCGTCTATTCGCAGCCATCAGAAGCGGCTTCGTGAGTTGGCTGTGATTCAAGAGTATGTCGAGGACAACGGTCTTGAATCCTACTTCGTGGACAATGAAAAGGATTCTCTTGAGGCGCAAATTCTGAAGTCTAAGCAGTTGAAGTCTAAAATTGACAAAGAGGCCCTTATCTTTGTGAAAGGAGCCTTCGATGCAGTCGAAGAAGGAATCAACCGCTACCTGCCCGAGCAGATTGGCAGGGCTGAGTTTGTTGAACTTGGGGGCAAGATCCGACTTTCCATCAACGGAGATGTCGTCATTCCTTCCGGCGTCGAGACCGTGGCTCTTGCTGTCGCGCTCGCTGGTGCCCTTCTGAGCGGTCCCCGCGCTCTTTTTATCTTACCGGACAGGGCATACGACCCAAGAACTCTAGGCTGGCTTATGCGCTCGCTTAGGAATGTGGTGTGTGCGGGTGTCTTCGTGCAGACAACCGTGTTACCCGAAGGCTACGATTTTATGTCCCTCGGGTGGGACTTGGTGAGTGTCTAATGGACGAGTGTACTATTGGCTTATATCCGTCTGAGGTCGGCAACCCTCGACTTCGGAATCGCATTCTCTCCTGCCTGCCTGTGTGGGAAGGCTATACTTACGGGCATAAGGTTGACTACCCGCCAGACATCCCCGGCGTTCCAAGTACGCTAATCCGGAGCGGAACCCGAGAGATTGACTGTTCGTCCTTTACCTACGGCCTGCTCGCCCAAGTATATCCAAAGGCGGGGTGGAACTTCACCCGCTATAAGCAGTGGCAGATGTGGGCGCGTGAAGACCTGTGGGGACCATTGACTACGGCGACAGACATGGGCCTCACTACCAAAGGCACCGGCAATGGATGGTATCTGTATCAGAGATGGGACGAGCCGTGGAAACGTGGTCACTCGTTCATCGCTTTAAAGCGAGGGCAGAATCTCCTCGTTCTTGAGGCAACTCTGCGCTTCAATGAAGACGGTGTGGTCTGGCGCAACATCGGCCCCGCCGTTAACATCCTTCCTTCTATTTGGTCAGGCACGGAGACCGACATCCTTGGGGATGCCGAATACTTCTCTGTTCGACTCCGAGGCTGACCTACGGAACAAACAGGATGTTTACCGTACATGCGTTGGACGGAGCGGATGGAGAGCCGACGCTATTGCTCTGCGTTGTCGTCGCAAGGTAAGTAATCGCTGTATCGTGGTCCATTCCAGTAGGCATCGAGAAGTATTCTTTCGTCGAGGCAGCCGCCTTCAAAATAAATGATGGGGCTGTCGTGCCGATGGTTGGCGAGGCGTTCTCATACATCTTCAAGTATGTCACCGACGAGTTCATGGTGTTGTCAAACTCGATGGCGTAGATCGTAGAAGACCCATTGGTGAAGCCGTTGACGGCGCTGTTCGTCACGGCTGTGTCGCGAAGAACGCGGGTGCCGAGTGGATTAAATAGACTGGTGATTTCTGCGGCCATTTATTGCCTCACTACTTAAACGTAAACACGGTGGGGTTAGCTGCGGCGGATATAGCTGCGGCTGTTTGGCCCGCGTTTGTGCTCACGGTGTACCCCAAGCCGTTAGAGAAGGTAATGCCTTCGGGAAACTGGAGTAGCTCCCGAGCAGCGTCGAGCTTGAACTGAAAGTCAGGGAAGTCCGAGGTCTCGTCAACCGCCCCCGCCTTGTCGTACAGCTTCAAGAAGAACTGGCCACCGGCACTGCTCGCGTTTACAAAAATGCTGTACAGTTTGCCTGCGGCTCCGAAGGCGTTGTCGCGCTCGGTCCCTGCGCCCCCGACGAGGCCGTCGTCGGAAAGAAACTTGAAGTCAATATGCGTGGATTGATTATTTGCTGTTGCGGCCATTCATCACCCCATTACTTCGTCGAGGTACGCGGTGACCTCTGACAGCAAGAGTGCAATGATTTCGTCGCGCTCGTCTGGTGTGATCTTCTGATCGTCAGCGAGTGCCACGGTAATCTTCCGGCCAACGCGGAGGATGCGGGCCACGAGCTTAAAGATGTTGAACTTCTTGTTCTTAGCCATTTCTGTCTCCGATAAACTGTTTCCATCCGGTTTCAAAAGCAATGCGCTCATAGGGGTCATGCCCCTCAAAGACGCGACCGTTCCAAACGATCCGGCCATTAGTGATTGGAAGTACCTGCATATGAACGTCATTGGTGTTCTCGTCAAGTATAGCGACCCCGACGCCTTGTTGCCAGTCAGGAGTTAAAGAAACTCCGGGGGTTGGTCCCGGCACACGGACAAGGCAGCCACTTGACATCGCTGTGATTTGACGCGGACCATCAGGACCATGAAACGTCTTCTGCACAAACTCGACCTTATGGATATGCCCGTAGACCTCGGACCAACGGGCCGTCTTGGCGATTGCCGTTGCGGTCGCACCACTGCCTGCGCGAACTTTGGTGCCGTGAGTCACGCGCACAGGAGAGTTGGAGTCGGGCCACAGCCACCAGTCCGCACCATACGGGCCAACGTAGTCTATGTCCAACTTGTCCAAGTGAAGCAGGCGGTTGAGACTTAGTACAGGATCTGTTTCTAACGCAGGAGCCACGCCCGTTGCTTCGGGCAAAAGCTCAACCGCTGCCTTGGCGATGCGCTCCTCGTGATTGCCAGCCAAGTACAAGATTTTAGATGCCATGCACGCGCTACGCAAGTCCGCCAACCACCAGTGTAGCTCATCAATCGCGGGCTGGGTTGTCTGACGAAACTCAGGTTTGCGGGGGAATCTCGTCGACCAAGGGGCTAAATCTAACATATCCCCTAAGAGCACAATAACGTCAGGCTGCATAGAGCGGGCCATTGAGACCACCGCGTCCATCGCAGTGCGGTCGTGCATTGGGTCGAGGTAAGTGTAACGGTCACGCCATGCAAAACCCAACTGCAAGTCGGGCACAAATAGGCATGTCTTTAGCCCGTCATCCCTGCCTTCAGCTTCGATCCGGGGGATAAACTTGGGAGGGTGAGCAGGCTGTCGGTCAGGTTCAATCCTGCGCTCAAGGTACGCTTTGACCTGATACAGCGTGATAGTATCTTCCCCGCCTTTGACGCTCTGCTCCCATGAGTTGCACTTCCATGAGGAGACTCGCCACAACTTTCGGTCCACATTTGCGTGCTTCAATAACTGTGCGAGGGTCTTTACGCGATGGCCCTGTGCGCTGACAGTTATCTCTTCCATCTACTTTCGTCCGGCGTGCCGATCTAGAATCATGCGGGTCAGGATCTTATCAAAATCATCACCCTTGGCGGAAGCCATGATCATGGCCAAACGCCTTCGGTTTGCCGCATCCGCACCACTCGCTTGGGACTCACCAGCTTTTTCGGCCACCATTTGCTGTGCCGCCCTTTGAGAAGCAGCTTCATTCTTGGCCTTGTTCTTTGATGCCGCAGCCGCGCCCCCGCCGATTGCGCCGACAACAGCACCAATAGGATTAAAGCCGCTAGCAACAAAGCCCGCGCCTGCGCCGCCTAAAGCTCCGCCGAGAAAACGGCCTACGTCACTGTCAGCCATGGCAAACCCCTAGTGCGTGGGCTCAATGTCGATCAAAAACGTCACCCCGTTCGGGAAAGTTGTCTCGTAATTGAGGCCCTCACTCATAAGCGTAAGGTACAACTTGTTCCCGTCCGTAAAGTTAGGGCCATCAGCAGGGCTTGTTACCCCAGCAATCAGGGAACTCTGCGTGTCGTAGAAGATGCCGCCCGGAGGGAAAACTCCCGAGGTAGTCCGGATAGATGCGCCCTCGATGACGGGTGTATTCCCATCTGAGGTGCCGTCAAAACTCAGCAAAGTGCCGTCTAGAGGATGCGGGGCGTTGTAGAATCCACCTGACCCCACGCCGCCACAGTTGACCGGAACGCAGTCTACAATACTGATAAATCTTGCGCTAGTACCGCTCGCGGCATCACTTACGGAGTAGCCTGAGAGGGTATTCCGATTTTGCTGGTCATACGCCAACTGACAAAACATTGTCTCAGCAAAGCCTGCGGATCGCTCGTTTTCCCCTGCTCTTCCGAGGTAGTGCAAATACACCGAGTCGTAAAAGCGAGGCTGATTGTTGACGGCTGCTTGAGATGAGGCAATAATCGCAACACGATGAATCAAGCCGCGTGCGGGAACACCTGAAAATTCAACGGTCGTCGAATCACCGGGGTTTGTAGGCAGCGTGGTTACATCAGGTTTTACCGCGTACTGGACACGAGATTGCCTAGTTCGAGCAATGCTCATTTAGGCCCCCTTTTATCCGTTGCCTTCGCCGCAGAACAAGATTGCACCGTCTGTGGTGGCGGGCCCGGTCGCAGCCGATACGACAACGCCGACTTTACGAGCGCTGCTAGCCGAAGAAGCTGTAAAAGCACCGTTAGCCCCAAGGTATACTGCTGCGCCAAGTGATGCGCCTGACGCGCCGCCAACAACGCCTACCTGATTGTTCAGTCCAGTCAACAGCTTCCAAGGGAGACATACTCCGTACTCGCCTGCCGGAATGTCATGCTTTGCGACATGCAGTCGTCCAGTCTTGTTGGTGTTAGATGCGATCTTTACCGTCAAGAAAGGACCACTAAATCCAGAGGCGTAAACAATCGTGCCCGCAGCAATGGTGTCAGTGGTTTCGCCATTAAGAACTTTGACGCCTTCTGCGTAGTTAAAATCTCGGCCTGCTTTGATGAGGCGCTGCTTCAAGTTGCCAGCCATTTAATGTCTCCTATAGACTATCCAAAGCGGATGTTGTTTCTATACAGTGCCTATGGTACTGTGTCAAGGGTTTGTGATGCCAAAGCAGGATTAGCGGCTGCACTTGCAAGCATCATCGTGTCGTGACCTAAAAGGCCCCCGATGAGAATCAAGGCCAAAACTATGGTTTGGGGATTCTTCAACGCAGTGCCCCAGTCGAACTGATTTCGCTTCGCCATCTCAGTAATCTGGGCTTCAATCCGGTCCAATGTGCGGACGGAGTGCTTTTGTTCATTTTGCACAATAGCCAAGGTCTCGCGAATACCGCCTACTTGATCTTCCAGAATGGTTACACGTTGATCAAGGTTCGACATCTTCGTCTACTCCGTAGTGCTTGAGCAGGGCTTCAACCCTAGCTTCAGAGGCCATATCACCACCAACATCTCTAGCTTCATCCTGTCGAGCCTTTCTTATACCACGCTCGATGTCACTAACTCTGTAACCTTGTTGTTGGTCACCACGCCACATCCTTAGATTTAGTACGCCTACAATCTGTAATAAAGCAATTGCCTTGGCTTTGCGGTCTTGGTCTTCTTCGTTTTCTAGGTCTGCGAGCAAGATTTTTATCGCGTCGGGAGCCGAGTCCACACCATAAAATAAGGTTGCAAACAACTGAAGCCTCTGAAACTCTTGCGCCGCAATCTTGAACAAGCCCAAATTAGTAAGCAGGTCACGGCTTCTGATGCGGGGGTCTGTGTCAGTCGTCTCTCTCTTTGGAGCAATTCTGGCCTTCTGGAGCGCCTCAAATCCCTCTTTGACCACAAAGTTTTCGCTACGATCGATGTACTCGATAAGCTCAACCTCTTGTGCCGATAAGGGTGCTCCAAACATGCTTACCGTATCATCGTCTAGGTTGCTTATTTTGTTCAACACTCCGCGAAAAAACTGCCCCGCAGGCGGGATGAGCGTCCTCTCGATGCCGTCGGCCATCCGAGTTGCAGCCGCCTTGCTGTCATAAATCGCATCTTCCCGCAGCCAAGATACCGCAAGACCTGTGACCATAGAGAACACTTCGTTAAGTATGGACAGCCCCTCCATTGCGGGCACAGGGCTACCAAACGTATACATGTATTGCTCGTAGGGTAGCTTCAACTCTCGCGCAAGCTCCCTGCCCTTTGGCCCGAGGGTGCGGGGCGATGTCGCGAGGTAGTTTTGATAGAAATAAGGTATCTGCCGTTCCGCCCTTAGCCTTCTCGCCTCTTCTTTTGTCAACTCTTGTTCAGGGTCGATATACTCATCAGGGCGGATAACGTCTGCAAAACGAGTCATGGCCATAATGCGCTGCTGAGGGGTCTGCATTTTCAGCATTTTTTTGGTGTAGTCCATCAGGTCGTCTGAACCACTGAACATGTTTCGCATTGTCGCCAGAAGGAAGTTTTTTGTGTAGGTGTAAAATGCCGCCCACGAAGCGATAAACCTGCTCTCTAGAGGCCCGACGCTTTTTTGGTAGTCATAGATGCTGAAAGCAAGATTGTCTCTAGCCTCGTTCCACGATCTGCCCTTGTTGAACACCTCATCGATCATAAAGAGTTCGCGCTGACGCCTGTTGCCTGCACGGAGCGCTACGTCAACTGTTTCCCTCCACGCAAAAACGCCCGCTTCGGTTAGCTTATAAACAACTTTACCGCCCTCTTTCGCTTGGGTCGCGTAGCCCTGAGCGACGAGAGCGGGGCCTGCTTTTTGAAGCCCTTCTTTTGCTATTCGCTCTGTCAATGCAAACCAGTCTTCACCCCGGAACCCGGACTCTAGCGGCGATTTGTTAAGCTCATGCCGGACTTCCGCAGGGTTGATTTTTACAGTTCTGCCGTTGGCCAACTTGTAGGTCTTGACTTGATTTACACCCTTGTAAATGTCGTCGAGCATCTCATTGAACACAGCAGTAAACATGAGCGGCAGTGGGAATTTCCCCCCAGAGGCTTTAGACAGTGCAGCGCCAGACGCTAGCGCCACGTCCTGTATCACCGGGCCGACAACAGGAATGTAACCAAGACCACCCACGCCTCCGACAATCGCCGCTTTGCCTACGCCATCTCTAGCCAGCATTTGAAGCGTGTCACCGGACCACACAAAAAAAGCAAACGAAATGTCACCTAAAATTCCAATAGTTTGCGCGGCCCGCCATTGTGAGAACGTGCGCTTCATGAGGTCGCTGGCCGACACAGCAAGAGGGCTTCCGATTTTTTCGGCGGCAAGATTTACGTTTAAGTCTTTGACAATAGATTTTGTCATCTCGCCAAAAAGCCGCTCATCATTTGCGGGGGCCATGTATATTCGACCGTCAGGTCCGCGTCCGTTAACCACCATTCGGGCGTAAGCATTACGGGCAATAGTGAGCTTTTCCCTGAATTTTACCCTGTAAGCAGATTGAATAAGCTCTGGCCCCAAAATGTACATCGTGTCAATAAAATCAAGCCAAGACATTTCGGGCTCGTGCTTCGACAGCTCTGCCAAAGGCACCTTCTCAACACCATTCTCACCGAATAAAAATGCGGTGGTTACACCGTCAACCTCTTCAATTTTTTCTACTCTACGAGAGATGGGGACGGGAAGTCCAGCCCTGCCCATCCGCTCTGCAACCTCTGCCTCAACGACAGGAGACGTGGGGCCACGTTTTTTCTCTGCTCTTTTTATTGCCTTTGCCGCTTTTGTTGCCTCTTCAGAGCCGGAAACCGCATAGTCTCCTTTGCCGAAAAGCAGTCTCCTGAGAGGGGCCATATCTGAGTTCAATACAACCATGTCCCCTATTTCAATGGTTGATCTTGAAGACATTCCCCGCGCCTTTGATCCCTCAACCAAGATTCTATACGCCCTAGCGTTTCGCATGGTGATGGTTCGGGTAAGGCTATTTGAGATGTCGTCCGCAAGTTTTTGCTGTTGAGCCCCGGCCAAGATCGAGCGGTATGACAGATTAAGTTCGCGGGCAGGAAGGTCGTCAACCTTGCCGCCTGCCACAAGTGGGGCCTTTACCTTCTTCAGCGCGGCGATCGCCATATCTTGCATCCGCCTAAACTTGATGGCAGGGTCTGTTATAGCTACAAGGTCCGCCTCTTCTTTGGCAAGCGCCCGCGCAAATTCAACTGTTGCTTTGTTGGCTTTGCTTATGTGATCGCCTCCAACAGCGTCATCAATGAATGAGTAAACAAAGCCTCTTAAAGAGAGTGTTGACGCCGCAATGTCCCCTGAGACTTCATCGCCACCAGCAGCAGACTTGCCCAATTGTTCAGCCGCCTTACCCTTTCTGCCTCCTGAAAGGTACGCTCTGCCCGCCCCAGCCATATTGCGGATTGCAAGGTCTATAAATGTCTCGCCCATCCCAATGTTGCCTGTCAGCTCAAAACGCTTGTTCTTTGGCATAAGGGGGTGAGCAGGCACGGGTATGTTCCTGCCTCCCAAATAGAGACGGTCGCTCCCGCCGAGATACTGTACAATCATCGGGTGAATTTGGTCTTTGGGCGCTCTGGTCGCAATTAAGTACAGGTCTGTTTCGGCAACACGAAAAAAGCTGGCCACGTTGTTACTGGCTCTTACGATCTCTTTAGCGTACTTATCTCCGATAAGGCTGATTCTCTGCCTAAATATCGGGAACAGTTCTGTAAAAAATTTAGTCTGAGCGCCCGCCCAAGCCAGCATGTTTGAGGCTTGCGACAAAAAACTGTTCTGCGTTGAAATGCCTAAGACAGCCGCCATCCGCCCTTTGTTCAATTCCGGCAACGCTGACCAAACCAATGTCGTTATTTCACCTTCCAGCAGGGCCGAGAGGAACTCTTGATCGCTCAACTTGGCAAGCTCTTTGCCCCCGAGAGATCTTAGCTTGGCGGCCTCTTTAGTCAGGGGGTTAGCCATCACACTGGCAACATCGTCAGACACATTCAATGCTCTTGCGAGTGAGTTCTGCCCCTCTACCGTCCGAAGAATGCCTAGAGCCTCATGCAGGCGGGTCATGTGTCCATACATAATATCAGACACTGTTCGTAGGGCCGCTTCCGATACGGGCCGACGCAAACCGCCAACAGGGTCGTTTGCGGCTGCGAGCAGTTTGACATCGGCGTCAATGTTTTTAACTGTGTCTTCAGCGCGGAGTAAGCCCTTTTCAGCCCTTGCAATCTCGATATTTACAGATTTCATTAGGCGTTGAAATTCATTGCTGTCATCGGTCATGGTCAAAAGAGTGCGTAGTTGATCCATGATCTCTGATTCGGAAATGCCCTGTGTTCCGATGACCCGAATGTGGTTTTTTATCTGGCCCGCAATGTCTGACTGCTCTGCGAGTGATTCGTTTATGCGGGCGATAAGAGCGGCCTCCCGCGTAGCGACAGCGGTTTTCATGTCGTTCAAAACAAAATCTTCCAGCTTCTTCATGAATTTAGCGCGTGCCCCGTTAAACTTGGGGTCACTTCGCTTGAGGCCGCTGTAGAGATCGTCCATCTCATCCAGAAGATCTCCGGCTTTGATGTTCTTTTGTTTGAGAATGTCGTCAAACTCGCCTGACTTCAGCATCCTAGCAAACTGTTCTCTGCCCGCCTCCAGAGACGCCGCCCGTTCTGCTTTCGACGCATCAGCGGGCTTGGGGCCTGTGAGCGCGTCAAGCGCACGAACGTGCTCTAGCTCATCTTGGGCCTGTAGCATCTTGAGCCTTGCCGCTTGAAGTTGTTCTTCAAACAGATCGAGCTTCTCACGATTCGCCTTGATCGTCTGTCGCACTGCCCCAAGTATCGCTCTATCGCGGTCTAGACCCGCCTCCATTGCGCGAGCAGCTTGCAGGTTGGCCACGGCTTCTTGCTCGGTCTTCTGCAATTGTTGAGCACGATATTGCAGCCTAGCCACTGCTTCACGAAAAGCCGACTTTTCGCCCGTTTTGCTTTTTGACGCCAACACCTGAAGGTCCGCAAGGGTGTCTCGTATGATTGCGTCTTGAGCGGGACGCAAGTCCGCATTGATGCCCGTTTCTTTGCGTAGAATCTTCTCGGCTTCTATGGGGTCGATAAACCCATCGGCATCGCGGGAGTCATCTATTTTCTTAATGACTTTTCCTAGCGCGTTATACTGCGTGTTTTCCCCGCTGAGGCGTCGGACGTTCGTCGCCGAAGTCATCGTCCGGGCCTCACTACCTAGAGCGACTGTGCCCTTGACCGCTTTAATAGCGTAGGGGAGAAAGGATATGGGGTTTAAGTCGAATGGCGTCAACATAAACAAGAAGGAGAGCGAACCGGCGCTAAGATTCGCCCAAAACGGCTTCTGGTACCCGGCTTGGCCGCCCATTATTTCGCCCCACTCTGTTAGTAAGCGACCGCTGTTGTCGATTCCTGTAGACACCTCAAGAGCCAGCCTTGGGTCGTACCAAAGTTCAGGGATACGGCCTCGAATCCATTCCGCTCGATGCTCTCGTTTTTCCGGGGTATCAGCGGGCCCAAACTCTCGGAGGTAGTCTTTTCGGGCGAGATGAAATGCCGCGCCTAAAACTTCGCTCGTGGAAAATCTAATAAAGGAGTCAGCACCACGGACAAAGCCTGAGTTTGCTAAGTTGTACATAACTAAGGCGTCTATGGGCCTCCCCGTCATAAGACGTGCGGTCGCCGCGCTCTCCGTCAAAAACTCCAACCCTCCGGGTCGGAACGCCTCTGAAACAACCTGAACCTCTTTTCCGTCATCGTCGGTTACGGTTTTGACAAACTCACCTGCCGCCTGCCTTTCATTGATAAACAAATACAGGATCGGAGCAAGCGCGGGTATTTTTTGACCAAGCCAGCCGCTAGGCGTTTTGCCGTCTAAGTGTTTTTCGGCTTCAGTATCGTCAGGCATGTAGACGAATTGATCGGTCTTCTTTACGATACGCGCAATGTCTTCGTCTGCTTTTTTCCGCGCTTCTTTGCGAATCTCTTTAATGTCCCTCTCGGGATCGCGGGCGTATCCTGTTCGGACATAAAAGCTAACGAGGTTGCTTTTAGTGCTGGGCAGATCAATTCCCTCAGTTCGTCCCGTTGGATCGTCATACAAAGGGACAAAGATGTTGGCGGCGTAAGCGGTCTTTTCCAGTCCCGGCTTGCCTACGATGCTGCTTTGCCGGTAACGAAACAGGTCTATCTTATTATCTTCGAGGACTTCATGAGTAGTGTAATACTCATGTTCACCGAACTTGCCCCTGTCGAGCACTTTGCCCTTGCTGCCGAATGCCCTCTCTTCGTGTGCCGCTTGTTCTTCTGCACTCGCAAGAGACCGCTGCCGCATTTCCTCTGCGATGTACCCCCAAACGGGGTCGTCAGGGATTTGATCTAGAAGTGCGCGATGCTCAAGTTGTTTTCTAGTGTTTAACGCTGGGTCGTCAGCAGTATCTGCTATTACAACGCCGTCTCTAACCGCGACTTTTCTAGGTTGCTCCGGAGGGGCGGCAATAGCGGCCTGTCTGTTTGTGTCCACAAATGAGTTGGCGTCCTTTACGAAGTTAATTTCGAGGTCGCGGGGGTCAGTATAGCTTTTCCCAAAGGCACGTTTTGCCATAATGTTGAGAGCAACAAACTCGGGGTCCGTCAAAACAGGGGCTACTTCATACGGGTCGGTGCCCTCGGCGATGTCCTCTTCATACGACATGATGCGCTGCACCAAGGAGTTGTTTGCCTTCGCCCTGTTTGCGGCGTTGACCTCCATTCCTTGCGAGGTGAGCATTGAGTCGAGTGCTTCGATTTGCAGGTTTACCTCGGAGTCACCCTCTCGCATTGTCGCGGCAATCTCAGGCTGATCCGCAAAAGCAGCATAGCGGGCCTCTTGTTCTTTTTGTGCCGCCTCTGCCTTTCGTTGCAGAGCCTGTGCAGCAAAGCCATCCGGGTTCGCTGTGGCAGCTTGAATCGCATCATCGAGGGCAAGCTCGTCTGCGGAAAGCCCCTGATTGTCGTCAGCCATAAGTACCCCTACACGTCGTTCAGTTTCGCATGAATAGGTATAACCGTTAAGTTGGCTTTGTTGTATTCTACCGATACACTTGTGATCCACAAGTTGTAGGATAGCCGGATGCGGACTTCGGCCACATCGGTAAGAGGCGCTAAATCGTCGGCTGAAATTACAGTTCTAATCGAGATGTCTTGATTCGTTTTGTTGTCAAAAGAATTGATAACTGTCCGGCTTTCTAGCAAAGGACTTCCTTTTAAAGCTGCCGTTTCATAGTTAATTGTAACGCGAGGTGAAACCGCACGGGCGGTTCGTTCAATAACCTTGTCATCGCCCGCGCTATCCACCAAAACTATGGATGCTACAACAAAATCCCTATCTTCGCAAGGGAAATTCAAAATAGCGTCCTGCATGTCCACTATAAATCTTTGAATGTTCACGTTCGCCAAAACAAGCAATGCGGCGATGTTATCGCTGGCCCTACTAGTAGGTGATCCGGACCCAAGAACGTCTGGAGTTGCAATTTCATCTGACATGCCCAAGGCAAAAGGTGCTGACTGGGTATGAGTAAGAATATCCTGCGTGATATTTGTCGGGGTAAGTTTACCTGTAGTCGAGCCAAAGGGCACGTTTCTCATGACTGAAAAAAGGTTTTGGTTGGGATCGTCTGCTTTTGCGGCAGTCAATTCCGCGTAGGTAGTGTCGTCACGGTGAATTAAGCGGGGGAGATGGTTGTGCCTCAGCGCCCCGACAGACAAATCCTCCACCGTTAACTTGTTCAGTCCGGAAGTTGCGCCGATAAACTCTTCAAAGCGGACGTTTAGGGGATCAGCAGAAAAGTCAGCGTTTGTGGGCAGGTAGGGGTAGACTATAGGCATTACCGCAACATCTCCAAAGCGAACATCTCATAACCTGTCAAAAACGTCGCGGAGTTGGACGCGGACTGACGCATCCTTCCCTTGATGTTCATGATGGCAAGTTCAAGCACATGTACGCCGGGAGATAGTTCTACAACGGCGTCTACGCATACAGGTAGTTGCGCTCCCGATAAACCACCCCCGCATTGAGGCACAGAAAGGTCATTCTTGGAGCTAGGGATTAGCCTTGCGCCGCGCTGCTGGTAGCCCATGTAAAAGTCAGTGTCCGTGTCACCAGAACCGAGTAGGGAATCGTAGATAATCACCCCGTCCAACATCAGGGCCACATTGTAACCGAAGCCTTTTTGAAAAAATGAAGGCTTGCCCTCTGAAGCGGTAATTTGAGCAGAAGCGCAAAGCCAAGTTGTCCCTCCGGTGGCTTCAAACTTCATTCTTAGGCCGTCAACATTGTATGTCTGCCAGCCTTCCGCCGCGCTAATTTTACCCCGTGACCAATGTGTCTGATTAGTGTAATCCGTAGGGTTTGGCACTAAAGACGGGGCGGATCGATGCAGTACGAAGGCGGCGTCGGCTGCAAGCTGTCTTCGCGTAATAACGGGGATGTCAGTGTTGATGTTGTGCTCATCAATACTGCCTGAAACCTCGTCAATCACGCCGTGAAAATTCTCGTTCAACGCCTCATTGTCTGCGGCATATCCGGTCTGAATGTCATGTTTAGGGTAACGCCAGCCCATGTCTACCCCTGTAGTTGTGCGCCGCCGAAGAAGCGCGGAGATTCGTCGAAAGAAATGCCCATGAACTCCCAGAATCCTGAGCCGCTAATTCTAAACTTGTAGGTCTCTGAAGACGGAAGGTAGATTTGCGCTCGGGTCCAATAAGGCCGTCGATCCCGAAACTCTTGATTCGATTCCCCAAGAACCGTTTCGCCCCAGAAGGCTGTGTCACCAATTGTGGAGTACCGCTTGGACTCAAGTGTTTCTATGACACGCTCTGACCAATCACGCATAACCTCTACTTTAACGGTGTCTTTCTCACTCTCCCTGAACCAAAGATAGACGTGATGATTGCTCTTCTTCGCCATAGATTGCGGAGCCTGAAGCCATGAAGTCTCAATGACGGCAGAACGATCATCTAAAATCGCGGCGAGAGGGGCGTCTGAGCGATTGCCCATGCGATCTAGGACGTACACCCCATTGTGCCCGGAGTCGTTCGCCACAGCGCCCGCTATAAGCATCTGAGAGCGGTGGTCCTGTGTAACGCAGACATCCCTTGGCAAGACATCGTTACGAGTTCGCCAACCGGACCCGTCATAGACTACACACAGGTTGTTTTCTTGTGAACCATCAATTGAAACCCAGCAACGATATTCGCCCGTCTCAATGTCCAGCGCCGATACGGCTTGCGACAAGCGAGACTTAGTAAACCGCTTAAAGAGCCGGTTTAACTCTGAAGACACCTTGGCGACGGATTGGCCGTCGTAAGTAAAGAAGCCCATAGAACTCAACCAAATAACAGAACCGTCCGGAAGCGTCTGAATCGAGTTGGGGCCAGAGCATCCAACTTCGTGAGAAACTGGGGAAGGCTGGAAAGACATCCCGTCAGATGATGCTTGGATAAGAAAGGTGCTCAATTCACTAAACGCTAACAGTCCGGCCTGACTGCGCCACAAGCCGGTAATCTGTCCCCCGGTCGAATCGGGGCGAATCACCGCGTTGCGCTCAAAAGTTCCCCACTGGCCCGGACGTGAGTATTGAATTTTACTCTCGTCGTTGACCATGTTGGCAACAAACAGTCGTCCGAAGGCAACCCTGCAAATCCGAAACAGGGGAACAGGTGCAATCTCAACCGCTTCTACACCGAGGAAAGAGTCGGGGATGTTGTCCGGAAGAACCGTCGTCACATTGTCAGGCAGCGTGCCAAACCCGCTAAAGGTCGGAGAGGTATCGAGGGGCAAGCTGAAGTATTTAGCCGTACCAGAGTTAATGAGGTCTTTAGTTCGATACATCAACCGCCCGATACAGTGGTCGGGGCCGCGAGGAATGCCCGCCCAAGCAATCTGAACCCGAAGATGGTCTACATTGACTCCGTGTAGCTCGGTTTGTAGGTCAGATGAACCGTAGACGACAAAAGGAACTCTGTAATCAAGCCGGGTTTCGGCTCCTTGCCTGTCAATAGTAACGGGATCACTAGGCTCCGAAAGGGCGGACAGGTTTCCAAACTTATCAACAAACTGAACGCGGCAGCGCCATTCTCCAGAATCCAGCATACCTGCGGAATACTTTGCGTCCTCCACATCAGTTACATAGGGGTTCGTGGTGCCTATTCTGCACTTCCCAAAACCGTGCGTCATGCCTGACTCGTTGTCTTCAGGAGCGCCCATGTACAGACCAGAATGGGCGTAATTGGTGTTGTTTACGCCTTTTGTTGCATCCGAAACGCGGGTGCCTGAAGTAGCCCCTAGATTCTTTGCTCCTGCATTTGTGCTCCCCGGTCCTCGGCCCATCGGAGTAGTCGGAATCTCGGTAAAGCCAAGAGGGGCAATCGTGTGGCCGTCATAAAAAAACGACCGCCCTTCTTGAGGCACGATGACGATACCGTTTCCGGTGTTCTCGAACTGCGTAGGAAACCGGGGCGATGTGTCGTCGTAGAGCGAATACCGCAGCCCGTGGATTCCTGCCGTGGGAGACAGGATTTTGCGCCAGTTGCGCTTCCAACCTCTGAACTCCCAAAGCTCATCTCCGGTGTGGAGAAGGAGGACGCTTCGTTCGGTATTGTGCAGGTGAGCGTGAAAAATGCCGTGCTGCGTTTTGCCGTAAATTGGGTAGTTGTTGTCGATGCCTCGACGCGACAAATCGGCGTTGTCTGTCGAAGGAGGCTGGGTTCCCGGCGCAATAGTGCTGGTTTGTAGGTTAAGCTCCGTTTTAAGCGGAACGTAGGTGGCAGGCCCGATAATAGAGCGCAGCGTCCCTTCTTGTGTGGGACGCATGTTCAAAATCTCTTGGGCAATCTCATTCGATAGAATCAGAGAACCTGCCTGATGGCGCAGAAAGATTGGACCTTGGCCTTTTTCGTTTTTTAAATTGGCCATGATCTAGCTCTTTTTCTTGGGACGCCCCACACTAGGAGAAGCGGGACGACCAATCAGCTTTAGCTGTCCCCACCGCTCGGTTCCCGGAGCGACTGTTTCAGGCGCAAATCCAGAGGACATTAGTAGGCCCTCAACTCTTGTGCCATTGTAAGTTACACCAACAACTACGCCTTGGAATGTCTTCCCGCCGTTGTTAATCCACTCGTAAATTCCACCACAGATAAGTGGCGCTTCTCCCTTAGCCATCGACTACTCCTCCCAGATCATCTGTTGTCAGGCGGCGGTTCCACCGCCTATTGCGCCGGACGCCTGTCGCCCGTGTCATTGTTCGTAACACAGGAACAGCGGGAGGTCGAAGGTCACCGTATCTTTTGGACAAAGTGAGCAGGGATTCCATATACTTCGCGTTGCTTACTTGCGACATAGAAGGGTTGCCCATGTTCTCATACAAGTAGACCATTGCACGCTCGATGAGGACATTGATGGCTTCAGCGTGAATAAGCGGAGTGTCAGTATCGGCGACCAACTCTTGTGGCCTCACAACGGCCCTAACTTCGACAGGATACCGCTTGTCAGGCTTAGGGTAAAACTGCATTGACTGATAGCCGTGAATATCACGCAACCGGCGGCTGTAGTCTGGGATAATCTCCCCTCGATCGATCCACAAGCCAGCGTTTGTGCTCTCGGCGCGGGTCTCTGCCAATAGGTAGAAGTCTTCCGCCGCATCAAGTTGAGACTTTTGCAGGCCGCTTGCCCTGTTGGTCATCTCACCGTATTGAGTCAAGTTAGTAGAGGTTCGCTTGCGGTAAATCCTAATATACAGCCCGCTTTGATTCAAGGACTGACGGCTGTAACTGGAAGCCCCGATGATTGAGTTGAGGTATCCAAGCGCGTAAGTGATGTTCGGTAGGGAAATCCTGACACCCGGCGTTATGGCTTTGGGCGATACTGATACCGTGACTGAATTTGAGGCGGGCGATGCCGGAGATTCAAATCGAGGCTCTCGGAACCTGTTTGCGGACGCATTGTCCAAGCTAGTTCCTGACGACGGGAAGGTCGTGGTGTTTGTAATGGACAGGGGCTGGGCGAATCCATCCCACATGCCGAGGCCGGGAAGCTGATACTCAACGTCGCGTTTGCCCCAAGTGTAGGTCACCTTGTATTCAAACGTGCCGGGAGGCTCTGGGCCAAGCCATGAGATGTCGTCGCTTTCAAGCTCCCTTTGATCGGGAAGGTCGGCCACGGGCGCAACGCTTGGGCCTTGAAGATGGAGGTGGTTGCGACGGAAAATAACCCGAGGGATGCCCGAGGTTACTTGGCTAGGGGGCCCGTCGAGTTGGTAGTTTTCGGCCTCTCGCTGACCAAACACGTCGAGAGGGTAGTTGATGTCCTCATCTCGAAGGCGGGCGGATTTGAGTTCAATCAAATCATCAGGTAGCGGGTAGGCTTCTGTAAAGATGCGGTACTTAAAATCGCCGTTGCCGTAAGTCCCAATGTCCCACGGCGTAACGAGAGTAAAGTAGTAATAGTTGTCGGAAGCATTCTTCCAGACAGACCGGATTTGATTCCGGAGTTTTGTGCCATCGGTGGTTGTTATTTCAATCATGCGACCGTCCCAAGAACGATCGTGCTTCCAAGCGTTAAAGCCAGAAGGGTTTGCTGCCTGCGTCACTGAGGTGTACGTTGTACGCCATGTCCACGGATCGTTGGTAGTAGGGCCTCCCGGAAGCGTATTGGCCCCGGCGAGCCGGACAGTGTCAGTAAAGGCGTTGCCCGCACCATCTGTACCGCCGCCTAAAGAGGTAACATCCGGCTCTGTAGCCAGATGCACCTTGGACTCAAAGAAGAGAAACGGAGCTTCCAAGGCCAACTGATTGTAGGCCCTGTTAATGAAGTTGTTGACACGCGATGCCGCTTCAGGGGACTGGGTGGGTGCCCAATCCGCCTGAGCGAACATCGCCGTCCGAATCTCTTTGAGATTCATCTACTAGCCTCGGCAGTCGATCATTGCTGTACCATAGTTGAACGTACCGACAGTTGTGTCAGCCGCCCCTACGGTAAGCAGGTGACCCAAGTCGCCCGCAACCTTTGCCTCATTTCCAAGGTCGTTTGCAAGCGCAAAGCCATCTGCACTGCTGACTTGGCCCGACAAGATTTGGTCACCTGCCGCCGGTACAGACGTGCTAAACGTGGCAATCTTAGGGCAAAATCCTCGTGCAAGGACGAATCCGAATGATCCGCTAGGAATGTCTACCTGCGCCACACCGTAAACCTTGTTGGCCTCTAGCGTAGCTGTCGCGAGAGTAGCAGTGTAAGGAACAACGCCCGATTGACCACAGATGTTGCCAACCTTAATATCTCCCGCCGACTTGATGTAAACATACTCGGCCATACCGTTGTCGCCTTGAGGAACCGTAAGGCGGAACCCAAGGGGTGCTTGAGCACCCTCTGCGGCAGTAGTAACTGTAGTTGGGCTAATGCCCGCTGCTGTGAAACCCATGAGATCCTCCTTATGGGGTGCCTGCGCCGGTGACGACAAAGTTGGAACGAAGCTGCGTGGTGTGAATGCCCATCATGAGCACCAACTCGTAGCGGAAGATGTCTTGGTCGGGGATACGGAACGGTCCACGGAGAGCGAAGTCGCCCTTCGTTTCACGATTCGCATCATGGCCAAGAGTAAACAGGTGCCAAGTCGGAGTCTTGAGACCGTAAATGATGCCGTCCTGTGCAGCAGCGCTGAACAAGTTGGCTCCGGCTGCGTCCACGGCAGCAGTGTCAATCGCATCATCGAGGTAGAAGTCAGCTTCGAGGAACTTCACGCCCTGACGAACCAGAGGTGGAGCCTTGTCGCCTTCGACCTTGACCACGCGGACTTGATCGTCCAAGTCGTCGATGTAGTTGAGGTAAGAAGCCTCGTCACCAATCATCAGGTCAACCGGACCCATAGTCTTGCCTTGTCGCGATGCAGCAAAGTAAGCCTTACGCATTTGGCTACGACCGTTGACAGCGAACGAGCCGATGTCTTCGTACTGGTTGCCCCAGCCGGAGATGCCGCCCGCAGCGCCTGAGCAAAGAAGCCCGTGAACTGTGTTGGTAGAAGCCGCTGACTGTTGCAGAACTCCATCGCGAGCCGTGCCGTCTGGGTTGAAGCTAGTGTTGCCGTTCAGCGTGCAGAAGCCGCCGACGCCTTCGCCGTTACCAGTACCAAGCTGCTTCGAGATGCGCTCGTGGAAGTCGGACAGCGCCAACTCTGGGTAGTGCTGGAGGATTCGTGCGAGGTCCATCTCGCCGTTGGCCTCAGCCAAGTCCTTGCCGGGAACGTCGAACGCATAGATGAGGCGCGGTGCAACCACGTTTCCTCGGTGCGCGTTTTGTGTACGACCACCAGCGATGACTTCAGAACCGGTGTTGACTTGCGTCACAGTACCGGGACCGTCAGTCACGACAGCAAACTCTCGCTTTGGACCCTTGAGGGCATCGCGAGAGAGGTTACCGCCAAGCATCACTTTCTCCATCAGAGGGTGAAACTTGACGAACAATTCACTATAGGACGGCATCAACTCATTGAGCGCCGTCGCTAGAACGTCAGGTGAAATAGCCATTAGGCTCTCCTTTTAGTTTTGTTCAGGGCATTACGCGCAACTTGTGATCTCCAGTCCGACAAGGACATTGCACCAGTTTCCGGCATGGAACTTTGCTCCGGTGGACGAGTTGGGGTCGTCGCACCTGCCGTAATCTCAGCGCCCGGTCGAGGCTCCGGCGTCTTCATCCTAGTTTCACGGGCAAACCGCAAAGCGTAGGAATCTGGAACACCGTCTTTTTTAGCCTCTTTTGCAACAGAGAGAACTGACGTTGGAAGGCGCGAGGCTTCCGCTGCTGTCTCTATGTCCCAGCCCTCTTCGAGCAGGTCCGCAAAGGTTTCTTTAAGACTTTCGTCGTTAAAAATGTCCGCGTGCTTCTCCCTGAATTGCTCCGCGTAAGTCTGCGCTTCTTGTTGAACCATCTTGTTGATGTTGTCCAAAACGGTTCGATATTCGTTTGTCACCGCCTCATGTTGAGCGTTTAGTTCGGTATACTTCCCTTCCCACTCTTGGGAAGCGGTACGAAACTCCGCAACGCGGGGGTCTTCCTGCCCCGAGGTGATGGCCTCGTAGAGGCTTTTTGTGTATTGGTTGCTCTGCTCGATCTTAGCGGCGCGTTCATCCGCAAGACGAGTGTAGTGAGTCTTAAAGCCGTCCGCCCAACCATGTACAGGCTCAGGAAGCGCATCATTTGTGCCGTCCCAATCATCCCACTTAAACTCATCCACAGAAGGAAAAGAGACGGGGGCCTCGTCAGCCGGTTCCGTGTCGGCGGAGAGGGAGGGCTCCGGAGCGGCAGGAGCCTCATCGGAAACGGTATCAGCCGGAGCCGCTTCTACAGGGGTTTCGACTGCCTCGGATACAGGGGCTTCAGCCCCCGCCTCAAGACTTTCTTCTTCACTCATCTCTCCCTCCCTTGTCTTTCGGCATCATTTTGTTCGCCACCAAAACAGTCATTCGACGCATCTTGGAATGCGGATGTTCGTTTTTGTGGGGTGCGCCCATGCCGGGGGGCAAAATGTCAGAAAGGGCAGACATCAAGTCATCCTCTTCCTCATCCTCTGGTCCCATGTCTTCTTCATACTCGACATCGCCGTCAGAGGGCTGCTTCATAACCAAATCATACCCGCACTCATCCAGCAGTTCTTTAAGCTCGCCCGGTTCTTGCGGGGGGCTTTCATTTAGCTTCTCAATGAGTTTTTGCATTGCGGGCATGTGTACCTCGTAAAGTCTTTAGTGAACAAAAATTTTCTTGTCAACTAAACCGGCCTTTTTAGCCTTTTCTTTTCGCCGCTCACGACGTTTATGTTCTAGGCTATTGTAACCAGATTGCTTTGCTTTAGCTTCTGCCTTAGCGTAAGCCTTGTCGCGGTGGTCCCGCCATGCGTTAGAATCCGATGAAACAATGGCGCAATCAGGGTTGTCACGTTGATACTGCCGCCACTCTGAACCGGATTCAAAACTTCGACCCACCTGTCCCACAACCAAGGGCTTAGAGGGCATGGGTCCGACTAAAGCTACTTCTGTGATGACCGTAGACATCAAAGCCCCGCACTCAGGACAAGTCGTTTTACCATGCTCTGCAAGTGGAACGTAGATGTCGGGAAAGTAGCCGCAGCCATCAGGACATTTAAAATCGTACATAGGCATTAGTAGCCCTTCTTTTTGTAGCCGCCTTTCGGTCCCACTTTGCCCTTCTTCTTCATGTTATTGGCCGCAGCGTAAGCCTGCTTTGACCCCATGCCCTCTTTGATGAGCTTTTTAGTCTTTGCCCTCACAGCATCTTTGAACATTTAGTCCCCCACTTCTTCTTGTGTCATCTCATGAGCTTCGTCGAAGGACATGCCGTTCATCATAAGCTCACGCATTCTCTTAATGTGCTCGGGCGAATGGTGCTCTGCGTGCTCGTCCAGCATCTTTTCCTGCTTTTCAGTGAGGCCGTTTTTACCGCCCGACATGGTTTTACGGGCGACCTCTTTTGTGTCAGGCATCTGCATTTTTCTTGTCCTTCTTTTTTCGAACCAAAGGCGCGACAATGCGGAGAATAGACCCCACAATGTCGAGAACTTTCTTGACCGGAAACTTCACTAGCGACCGCCGCGTGTTGTTGTTCCACGCGGGGCGGCAGAAGCCTCGCCTCCTGAAGCCGGACGTTGCGCGGGGGTTCTGGGGGCTGGCTTGCCTCTAGCGGCTCGGGGAGATGCGGCTTCTTCAGCAGACCGCCCGCTTCGGCTGGCGGCTCCTCGCGGTGCGGTTTTAGGTGTGTCTGACCTAGTGCGGGCGCCTTTGGGGTGTCCTTCTGGGTAGACAATTCTGCCGCGTACTACTCGAATGACGGGGGTGACCTTCTGGGCTGGGATTTCCTGATCGCTTGCTGACTGCCCAATATTACGAGCCGCCGCAATCGCCGCATCGCGGTCTACGCCTAGCTCTTCCATTCGGGCTAGGATCTGTTGCGCCCTAACGCTTTGCTCATCCCCAAGACGAAGTTCAGCGGCAAGAGCCCGGAGGTCACTCGTTACGTCAACGCCCTCTTCTTCTTCTGAAGTTGATTTTTCGTCGGCGGCGGCGTATCCTCCGGTAATCTTGTCCATAACGCTTTTTGCGACTTGCTTAGTATCGGGAAGACCAACGGCCATTTGTAACTCCTAGTTAGTGGGCAGTCCGGGACCACCTGCGGGTAAAGGTATTTGAGGTGGTTCCTGTGTACCCGGAGGTAACGCGCCTGTAACCACATTGTCAACAGTAGGCGGTTGCATTGCAGAAGGTGGCGCTCCCGGCATCATCGGTGGAGCAGCGCCTGCTGCGGGTGCCGGTGTCGGCGGTGGTCCGTCAGAAAGAACATCACGCATGTCCAACAGGTCAAGAAGTTTGACGACCAGTTTACTCTTATCGACATTCGGCGCTTGAGCCAAAATTGGGAGGTACTGTTGAAACTTCTGTAGTTGGATGATCTTGTGATTCTCGGTCGGGGAGTACGGCAGCGCGTCATAGTCAAAGTCGAGTGGCTGCTCATTTGGGTCACGCTCGGGACGAAGACGTAGCGTCTCTCGGCTAACGTCGAGCACTTCCTGACTTCCGGTCAAACGTACAGGCAGCTTCGTATTCGGGTCAAGATACTCTTCATACAGCCCGATGATACGCTCTGATACTTCCTTCACAACGTCTTCAATTTGCTTTATTCTTCGTCCGTTTCTTGTTCGGGTCGCAGTGTCGGCAAGCGCGACCTCCGTAGCAACGTCCGCCACACCCACAACCCCCCGACTATACTGAGGGATGCCGAGGATAAACTCAATGACCTGATTGCAGCGATTCCGCATTTCCCCGAACGTCGGAGAAAATGCAGGTACGGGGGTAGATCCGATGATGTCGCGCAATGGGGCATTCGCTTTTCCTTGGATTGAAATCATGGTTCCCGGCTGATTTGCGTCAGCCAGCGCCGTCATGATGTCCTCGGGGTTGTCGGCTAGTGCGGTGTTGACTAGCATGACCGGGGTCGAGGTGTGCGCGTGCCATAGCTCAAGCGTATCAATCTCGTTCAAACGCTCTTGCAGGGACTGAACCAGCTTAACATCAGACAGGCCCGCTAGATCGGTCATGTTCTCGTTAAAGGTCAACATGACAAACGGGTTGCGGATGTAGCGGTATGGAAGCTCGCCCTCAAACAAAGGCTCTTCTACATCTTCTAGGTAGTGGTAATACTTGCCCTCGCCTTGAAAGTCGTACACCTCATACACCGTGACCCACTTATACACGTCACGCGAAGCCTCGTTTAAGTGGTTCTTTTCCCGAACAGTGTCTCGGAGAAAAGTAGGGAACCCGCCAAACTTAGCCTTTTCTGCGACTTTTGTGTTGTACATCGCACCTTTCCTGCCCCGCTTCTTTGTGCGAGACTTGAACTCTGCTTGAGTGAGAACAGTCACCTCAATCAAGTAGCGAATGTCGTCAAACCTTGCGGCAGACATGTCGAAGAAAACGTAGCGTGGATCTACCGTAAACACCTCAGCAGTATTCTTGCGAAAGTTCCAGATGACCTTCATCAAGGCGCGTCCGCAAATGGCTGTGTTGGTCGCAGTCTTCCACAGCATAGAATGCAAGTTGTTTCTCTTGAAAGTGTCGTTGATGAGAGCTTCGCGGAAACGTGCGGCAGGACGCATCTTCTCGCTACGAGCAGTAACCGTAACTTGCGGATTCTGAGGGCAGACATTGGCAATCATCGTGTCAATAAAAGCGTAGGGGTAGTTCGTCTCAAAGTTGACATCTTCCCCCGCGCCCGTACCGACAGGCCCAGAGCCGCTAGGTTGTTCGTTGCCCTGACTCCAATACTCTGACATGTACCACGAGCGCCAACGGTCCCAGTCGCGGCGCTCATGTCTTGATTTTGATTTATGGGTACGGATAATACCCTGAATCTGTTTGCCGCTAAGGCTCATCGGTTGCTCCCTGTGTCTGTCTCTTCTTTTGCGATAGTGGCCTGTGGGTCTGGCGACATAGGCGTTACCCTACTGCCCGTCTGTCCCAAGAACATAGAGCTTCGCGTTCCACCCGGAGTTCCCGCACCGGAGGAAACATTAGCGCCGGTTCCGCCGCGTCCGGTCATGCCTTGTATCGTTTCCCGCTTGACTTGGTTGAGGCGCTGCTCTCCTTGCTTGGTCCCGTAGTCACGGGCGGCGGATTGAACAGCGAGGGCGCGAAGGGCGTTGACATTGTCAATAACGCCTGTGGTTTTGTTAACAAAACCGTTGTCACGAGCATAGGTTTGAAACTGTGGAGTGTCAGTAAACCGGCCTGCCGCACCGGGGTTTTTAGCAAGCTCTTGGTACAATCGAGTACGCTCAGTCATAAGATTTTGCTGCTGTTGAATCTCAAACGCAGGGATATTGCCCATTGCTATCTCACGAGCAGCCTCGTCGATGGTCCCGACAAAGTTGGGGTTACCTGTTCGTTCTCGCAAAAACTCTTGTGTGGCCTCAGCAAACTTAGGGGTGCTGATTGCAAGTTTATTAGCGACTTGATTGCGTCGATCGATAAGGGCGCTGTAGGATAGGTTGTTTGGATCGATCTCACCCGTATCTCTATTGAGGCCGTACTTAATGACTAACTGCTCATCCGCTGGGCTAAGAGTGTTGTCGATACCTAAATCTGAAATTAGATTCTCGTCTTTCTTGGCAGCCTGAATGAGAATTTCAAGCTGACCGTAAAACTGCGCCATCTCGATAGAATCTTCAACTTGGCCAGCTTCTATGTCATCATAATTGAGCAACTCTCCGTTTTCGTCAAAGATTTCATGCTGAAATTTAACAGCGGTTTCTCTCAACTTATCGCGAAAAGCTGTAAGCTCTTCTACAGTTCTTAGGGGGTTGCCGCCTGTACGGATAATGTTGGCAACGTCTTTGTTGTTTAGCCCGCTACCGATAACGCCTTTGCCAAGCTGCCCTACTGTCTTGAGGGCCAAGTCCTCCACACGGACATCAAGGGGCTTACCTGCGCTTTTTGTCCCCGACGCAATCCCTTTGAGCTTATCGAGAACTTTGTTAAATTCATCAAGTTCCGAGAGTTGCCGTTTCTGGCGAGCGTTTAAAGCGGTAGTCAATTGACTCGCCTCGTAGGTCGCGCGCTTGTAGGCTTCGTCCGCCATGTCTTTTGCAAGTGAGGCTGCTTGCTCTTGCGCTTTGTAAGTCCCGGTTGTTGTGGGGTCTGGCAAATCTTCGAGGCGGCCCAAGAGAGCATCTCGTCTAGCTTCGGCAGCGTCAAACCGGCTCTTTTGCCTAGCTGTCAGGCCGGATTGGATGCCCCTAATGTCGGGAAGAGGTGCTCCTCTAAAGCCTGCGGTACGGTACAAAAAGTCTCTTGCGCCTCGAACGCCCGGTTGAACGGCACGCTCGTAACGAGTAAGCTCTTGGTCCTGAAGCTCGCGAAGTCGTGCCGACATTAGTTCGTCTTGAATCTGAGACGGAGTGACCCCCAAGTCGCTATAAATGCGGGCTAGCGCCATGTCTTCATTTTCTGCCATAATGTCTACCTCTGTATCAATAGCCTAAAGTGCGATAAAATGGCTCGACAGTATCGTCATCTTCGACACCAAAAATATTGTACTGGCCCTTTGGAATGTTAAGGTTGGCGTCAATTTGAGGAAGGGGCGCTTCCGTGTCAGTGCCGGTATCCGTGGTGGTCACAGGGTCTTTGGTTTTCGTGTTCAACAAAGAATCGGAAATCAAGAGAGGCAGCGCGATTGTTACGGCCCTTTGGAGTCCCTCTTGAAGACCTGCGGCGAGTGGCCCCGGCCCGCTTGAAGGGACGCCCATATAGCGCGAGTACGCGGTCTGTCCCCGGCGGCGAACATCCTCGGCTTGCGCGTCCGCTATCTGAGCGCCAAGTTGCGCCGTTCCTTCTTGAGCAGTGCCGAGGGCCTGCTTGTAAATGTCAGACAAGTCAGCTTCGTCAATGCCGCCGTACAGAGACGCTTGAGCTAAGGCGTTTCGCAGTCCTACCTCTGCCTGCTGGGCAAGTCGGCCAGCCTGTTCCTTGTAGTCGTCAAACTGAATCGTTGAATCACGGAAGGGGTTCTTCTTAAAGCGCTCGTACCCCTTGAGGGCCTCTGACTGCTGATACTCTTCAAGCGTCATGCCTTTGTCGCGGTAAATTTCCTGTTCTGCGGGCGACATGTTTTTAAACTTGAAAAAGTCAGATATTCCTTGAAAATCAATAAAGGGCGCGGTGTCTTCCGGATCGCGCTGGCTTGGGTCCGGATTTTGAAACAGGTTCTGGGAGTTCATGTCTACCTCACTCGTCGTCAGTGGCCTTAAAGTAGATAACCTTCATTGACCGTGCCCGCACTCGGCTTTGCTTGAC